CTCAACGATGAGTACCACTATCGTTATGGTAAACAACACAAGTCTATTGTAGAAGTAGTAAATAAACTACCCGAACCAAAGAATCTACCTAGACTTGGATTTACAGAATTTGGACTAGCAATGCCTGATGAACTAAAAGACTACGATAATCCTATACAGAGTTATCGAGACTACTATCATCTTGACAAAGCTACATTTGCAGCATGGTCTCACAGAGACAAGCCTCATTGGTGGAATGAAGATTACGCCGATTATGAGGAAAGAATAACAGCAAAATGATTAAAAAAATAGTAGAAGGATTTACCTTTACATTTAAGGACGGCACATCTGAAGAAGAACAGATGAAAGCTATAGAACAACATTTGGAAAGACAACACTACTTCAGACAAATTATAATTAGAAAGTCTGATGGTAGTGAAATTCATTTAGGGAATGGAGTAAGAAAACATGGCAAAAGACACACCTCTTAGCACATTATTAGGAATAACAGACGAACCACTAGAGACTATGTCTAAATCTGATATGCTTTTGAATAATTTAGAAACTCAACAAGCAAAGGTTAGACAAGAGATACATTTACTCGAAGAAGAATTATCAGACAAGAAAGAGTATCTATTAAAGATAGTTGGTGGTATCGAAACTTTAAATGAATTGCAAAAGTGAGAATCGTAGTTCAAGATAATTTTTATCCTGACCCTGACAAAGTACGAGAACAGGCATTAGCTATGTTCTTTCATCCAGGGCAAATGGGTATGCAAACAAAGTTTCCAGGTCAGCGAACTAGAGGAACGTTCTCTAAAGAGAACAGGATATATGTTAGGAATAAACTATCACATATGTTAAATAGAAACATGATACATTTTCCTCACAACACTAGTAACTGTGCCTTTACATTAGGAACTATACGAGATAAGTCTCCACAAAATTGGATTCATCACGATGCAACCTATATGGATAGAGAGAATAGACTAGGTGGCACAGAGTATGCTGCAGTTATATATTTATCTCCTGAGCCAGACCCTACAGCGGGTACTGCATTTTTTAGAAGTAACAAGTCAAAGAAGATATGGAAAACAAAAGAAGTAACTTTTGATAACTCCACAGGATTTAAAGATGTGTGGAAAGGACATCCCAACTTTGATTTACATATGTTTTCAGCAAACATATACAATAGAGCATTAGTATACCCTGCTAGATATTGGCACGCACCTTCTAACGCAGGTTGGGGGTATGACAAAAAGACAGGCAGACTTGTACAAGTTTGCTTTTTTATGGTAGAACAAGGGGAGTATGATGAGCGAATACAACAGCAATAAGTTTAATGAGGATGAAGCACTCAAGACGCTTCGCACATACATAGAGTCCACATACGATGGACATTACAGTATGAACAAAATACAATCTACTGAGTTTATATTTGACGCAGGACATGGAGAAGGTTTCTGTTTAGGAAACATAATAAAGTATGCACAGAGATATGGAAAGAAAGAGGGTAGAAACACAGCAGATTTATTAAAAATTTTACATTACGGAATTATTTTACTAGGGGTAAATTATGAGAGTGAAAAAACACGAAAATCTTACACAAGCAAATATCAGCAAGGTAATTGAGTTACTAAATCCCAGCGGGGATGAAAAACCAATCACCAAGAAAGAAGCTTGTGCAATTCTGAATATTGCATACAACACGACAAGACTTCAGAAAATTATTGATGAACACCATGAAATGATGGAGTTCCGTGCTAAAAGAAAAGCACAAAACAGAGGTAAGGCTGCTACTCCGCAGGAAATTACCGAGACTGTAAAAATGTATCTTGAAGGAGACAATGTGAGTGAGATTGCAAAAGCATTATATCGTTCACCTGCTTTTATAAAAGGTATCATTGAAAGAATAGGAGTACCTCAGAAACTGTCAATGACAGATTACGAAGGAAGAAGAAACGCATTACTACCTGAACAGTGTGTAGCAGACGAGTTTGAACCTGAAGAAAGAATTTGGGCAATCAGACAGAACTACCCAGCAGTAGTAAAGAAAGAGATTCAACCTGAGACAGCAGAAGAAAGAGGATACAAGTATTATCTTGTGTACACAATTGAAGCAACACAAGATGATTTAAAAAACACATACTTCCCGCATTTAGAATATGCAGGAAAGTTTCACGTATTACCAGCATATGAAATGGGAAGTTTAAAGCACTTACAACAATATTTGTAAGATAAGGACAGGGTATGTCAGAATATATTGTAGCCGCGTGGGTTTCCGCTTGGTTACTACAACTTTACACAATTTATTATCCCATTTTGAGGAGAGTTCCTCATGGGCATATAGTAAGAAAACAATGGTTAATATCATACAGTATTGTATTTATCTTTGCTCTCTTACTCGTACCATTCTCATTACCAGCTATGCTAAGTGAGAATCATAGAATTAGATATCAGAATGGATTTCTGAAAGGATTATTAGGAGAATAACATGGCATACATAGGCAACCCGTACTTTGATGCACTAGAAGCAAAGTATATTGCAGAAATTAAGGAAGCACAAGCAGTCCTTGCAACATATTTTCAAAACTCAGTAGGTATCGGAGAACATTCCGATTTATTACCTGAGTTCGACAAGTGGGTAGGCAAGTTAGCAGAAGCTGAAGATAAATTAAAATCATTGCGCGGCTTACTAAAAAGATGAATCAAGTCCTTATACTGGAGACAGATAGCGAAAAGATAGGTGTAATAAGAAATCCTTATGAACGTGCTGTCTTTCATTACATGCATGGACTAGATTGGATTGGTTTTGATAACTGGATTCAAGAAAATAATTTAGTAAGTCAGGTAGAAGCATATAAAAAATGCACACAACTAATCGCATTTGATGATTGGCAAAATGAACTAAACAATCTAAACCTAGATGTAAAAGATATATCAGTTATGAAAGGTCAAAAAACAATAACGGACTGGAAAAGTTGGTATACTTTAAAAAGTAAACAAGTAATTACTGAAGTATTCAAAGATGATATACTTACCTACGGTTTTAGCTACTAAAAAATAGTTCTTGACTCATGCTTAAAATTCTTGTATAATATATTTATATTAAGGAAATAAGCAATGAGCGACAGATATTACACACAAATGCTAGAGACCACAGGTTGGTGTCCAGGTTATCGTAATACTTTTAGCCTTGCCGAATACAAACAAAACTACACATTAAAAAGGAAAAGAAACATGGCGTGGACAGACGAAAGTAAAGAACAAGCAGTAGAAATGTATACTGCAGAAGAACCAACTCCAGAGAATAGCATGGAGATTGTACAGATGATTGCTGAAGAATTAGGCGAGAGCCCAAATGGTGTCAGAATGATTCTAACAAAAGCAGGTGTTTATGTTAAGAAAACACCAGCTGTCAAATCCTCATCAGGTGGTGGCGGAGGCAGAGTAAATGTCGCAGCTGCACAAGATGGTTTGATAAAAGCTATTAGTGATATGGGCGAAGAAGCAGACAGTGCTATCATCAGTAAACTAACTGGTAAAGCAGCAGTATACTTCACTAACTTAATCAACAAACTTAACGATTAATACCCCTGAAAACATGGGGAGGGCAACCTCCCTGTGTATTTTTGTATCCAACAGAACCACCTTGTAAAGCGATACCATGATTGGACGGTAATAGATATTAACCTACCAACAGGAATCACATGAAAAAAGAAGATTTTGTTAGAAAACTTGACGATGCTGGAGATGCCATCGTCACATACAGAAGTCAAAATAGTCGTAGATTGAAGTATAATGTATGCACTACAGATTTTGACAATAAGTACATACAGTCTAAAAGAAACAGGGCAAAGCCAAATAATAGACAAGTATTATTATTTTGCTGGGATACTGATTCTTATAGATTATTAGTCCCTGACAATGTAACTTCTATCGTGCCTTTATCGAGGATATTGAAAAATGATAGAATTACATGAAGCACCAGCTGTTTACGAAAAAGAAATAAGCTATAACGAAGCAAAAGAAGAAAAAGTATTTGTTATGGTCAACACTTTTCGTGGAACAGAATATCTACATATTAGAAAGTATTATCAGGACTTTGACGAAGAATGGAAACCTACCAAGGACGGCATTGCTATGCCTTTAGATTTTGATAATAGTCGTGGACTATTTGAGGCGTTGGTTGAGATTCTTTCAATATCAGAGGTCAAAGGAGTGCTAGAAACTCATTTCAAAGAAGTTCTCGATAAGATATACCTATAGCTCTAAAAAATAATACTTGACAAATCCTTAAAATTTCTGTATAATATTCATATGAATAAAACAGAATACCTAGAATTATGCAATCAAAAGTATGCAGAGGGTAATCCTATATTACCTGACGAAGTATACGATAGACTCGTAGAGAACACCGCATTAGAAACACAAGTAGGATATAAACCTCAAGACACAACATATGGTAACTTTGCACCTATAGATTCACGATTCAAACATCCTTACCCAATGTATTCATTACAGAAAGTCTTTATCGGAGAAGATAAAGAGCCAGATTGGGATATTAACCAAACCAAGATTATGACTGCCAAGTTGGATGGCGCAGCTGTGTCTATTACATACATAGATGGCGAACTAACACAGGCGTTGACTCGTGGAGATGGCAAAGAAGGATTAGATATTACTGGAAAAATGAGAACTTTAGTACCAAATAAAATATGGAGTAAAGGACTGAAACAGATTACTGGAGAAGTTGTTGCACCAAAAGAAATACCAAATGCTAGAAATTATGCAAGTGGTGCTTTGAATCTAAAGGACTTAGAAGAATTCAAATCTCGTAATCTAACATTCATAGCTTATGGAGTACAACCAGCAATATGTGCTGAGTGGAGTGCTGATATGGGTATGATAAAAGATATGGGATTTAACACTGTCACACAAAGTGATTGGACTGAATTTCCTCACGATGGTAAAGTTGTAAGGGTCGACTCTAATATATATTTTGAAACATTAGGCCACACTTCACATCATCCTAGAGGAGCTTTCGCTCTAAAGAAAAGACAAGCTGGAGTAGTAACTCGATTACTTGACGTTGAATGGAATGTCGGTAAGTCTGGTGCTGTTTCGCCTGTAGCAATCTTAGAGCCTTGTGTGATAGGAGAGGCAACAGTTAGTCGTGCCACACTTCACAATATTGGATATATAGAAGCACTAGACCTAGAGATAGGTTGTAATGTAGAAGTTATTCGTAGTGGAGAAATCATACCTCGTATAGTGAAACGAGTATGAAACTGAAAGAAAAAATACAAAAGAAACTAGATGTACTAGAATTTATGATGGAGAATAATGTACACCTTGCAGACCCAGACGGGTGCATGGATTACAGTTGTAGTATCAGTAAGTTTTGGTCAGTTCTTTCAGAAGAAGATAGAGACTTTATCCAAGGCTGCCAGTCCTCAATTGAAGAAGGCTGGGAGTGGAAATGAGTGGTGGAGTATATAATAAAACCTTTTTTGAAAATCATCCTTTAGAAAAAGAAAAAGAAGGCGTCCTTTATGGGATAGTGTTAGTTAATAGACAAACATGGGAAAGAGAAACTATAAAAGTCGGCATCGCAAAAGGAAGAACATTCAAAGACGTCGTCAAAAGAGGACGTGGTTTTACGAACTACGACATCAGAATACAGAGGATATGGACAGGGACGATTTACGATTGCTGGAGATGGGAACAGAAACTACACGAAATGTATAAAAATGACAGACACAAAACCGCCCACCATTTTGGAGGGCATACGGAATGCTTTACGATGGACTCGAAAATCCTCCACAGCTTCCCCAAAAAAGATGAAGTATACAGGGATTAGCGAAGGATTTCACGATGCAGCAATTGCAGTCGTAGAAGGAAACCAAATACTCTTTGCCGCACAAGCGGAGAGGTATACTCGTGTCAAGAATGAGAAGAGACTACCTTTAAATCTGCGAAAGTTAACAGCAGATACTACAACTATATTCTACGAAGATACTAACCTAAAGAATGAACGTAGAAAGAAATACGGAATGTTACCTGGTTCTAGTGGTCAGTTTATAGACACTCACATGAAACATCATGAAAGTCATGCTGCAGCAGCATATTATACAGCTCCTTTCGTACCTGATGCTACAGTAGTAATTGATGCTATTGGAGAGTATGATACAGCAAGTATATGGGTAGAAGGAGAAAAAGTATGGAGTAGAGAATACCCTTGGTCATTAGGATTATTTTATAGTGCTATAACGAAACGTATAGGACTTAAACCTAATGAAGATGAGTATATAACTATGGGTATGGCTGCGTATGGTAATCCTTGCATAAACATGAGTGAGATTATACATACAAATTTACACAAAGGCATCCCTTGGAGAAAGTGGATGTTTAAAGCGCCAGAGGATATCGCTGCCTCGGCACAGTTACATTTAGAGTATGAAATCGGAGAGATATTCGATAGAGCCGCAAGGTATGGAGATAATGTTGCATATGCTGGAGGAGTTGCACTTAACTGTGTAGCAAACTCTAAGATTCGTAAGAAGTTCAAGAAGATGTGGATATTTCCAAACCCAGGCGATGCAGGTAGTGCATTAGGTTGCATACTAGCACATACTAAACAGCGAGTAGAATTTAAAGATACATTTTTAGGATATGATATACAAAGAAAAATAAATCCTTTAGATGTAGTAAAAGAACTATCTAATAACAGACTATGTGGAGTAGCAAATGGAAAAGCAGAATTTGGACCTCGTGCGCTTGGTAATCGTAGTCTTCTTGGTGACTGTCGTTATGACATCAAAGACACAGTCAATGATGTTAAGAAACGGCAAAAGTTTAGACCCTTCGCTCCCGCGATACTGGAGGAGTTTGTAGATGAATACTTTGAAGGGTACTGTAATGAATATATGCAATATGTTGCAAAAGCAAAACATGACTATAACTCAGTCACACATGTTGACGGAACAGCAAGAGTACAGGTAGTTAAAAAGAACAGTAGGTCAATTCTTAGACCTATACTAGAAGAATGGTACGAACTTACTAAAGTACCAATGTTATTGAATACAAGTTTAAACATAAAAGGACAGCCAATGGTTAACACATGGGAACACGCCCAACAATTTGAAGAGAGGTATAAAGTAAAAGTTCTATGATATATTGGAACGGTTGTAGTTTTGTTCAAGGAATGGAGTTAGTACGTCCACTAGAAGATGGATTTCCGCATCTTGTAAGTAAACACTTTAATCAAGAGTGCAAGAAACAATCCAAAGTGGGTGGGAGTAATGAAAGAATATTTAGAACAAGTACACACTATTTAACTCAACATAAACCTAAGCTCGCTGTATTTGTTTGGACAACACCCAACAGGTTTGAGTATTTAGCTAAAGGTAACTTATGGAGAAATGCTGGTTGGTCATCTTTCGGTTTCGATAGAAGAAAACTAGAAATTAATCCTAAGTATAGTAAAATAGTGAAACACCCAGACATGACTAGAGAACATCATCTAGGTTTATCAAATTATGGAATTTATGTAAGAAATATAAGATATAACCTAATACAAACCCTTACATTCATTAACGCAATGAAAAAATATTGTGAGGCACTAGATATACCTAGCTTACATTATTTTGTATCAAAGGGACAATTATCCCATGCATTAAATGCACTAAACGAAAAGTACTACGAAGCTACGAATATTGTATGGGATTGCTTTTCGTTAGATAGATTACAATGGCTAGAGTTGATACCCGAGTTAAGGGAGGAAGACTTTTATACTATGTGTCAAAGAAACAAAGTAGCCTTTGGTCCAAAAGACCATCCTCTTGAAGATGGTCAACAACTAATGGCTGATAGAATAATAAAGGATATTTATGATAAAGAATTGGATAAACAGATTAGTTAAAAAAGTAAAAGCGATTTACTTTTACTATAAACATAGAAATATTGAAATGGAAACTCACATCTATGAGGAAGATTAAAAATTTGATTTGGTCTTTTTCCGTTACCTCATCAAAAAAAGTTCTTGACATGAGGTTAAACTTTTTGTATAATATATAATATATTTGAGAGAGAAAAGAAATGACAACAATTATACCACCAACCAACTGTCCTTGTTGTGACTCTATACTAGAGTTAGTAAACGAACAGTTGTTTTGTAGGAACACAAAGTGTCCTGCACAGTGGAGTAAAAAGTTGGAATCCTTTTCATCTTCTCTTAAAATCAAAGGACTTGGGCCAGCAACTATTGAAAAGTTGGGTGTTGAGTCCTTACCTGAGCTTTATGAACTTACTGTATCTGACGTACAAGATAGATTAGGGTCTCAAAGATTAGCTGAGAAACTCGTTGATGAACTAGAAAAATCAAAGAGTAGCAAGCTGGTAGATATTCTGCCTGCTTTCTCAATACCACTTATTGGTCGGTCGGCTTCTCAAAAATTATGCGATAGAATATCACACATCGAAGATATTAGCGAGAACAGTTGTACTGAGGCAGGTATCGGACCAAAAGCATCAGCTAACTTGGTAAACTTTATGGAGACTGAATTTTATCCTAACAGATACATAGACACACTACCCTTCAATTGGAATAATAAAATAGTAAAAAAGAAAGAGGTCACAGGTGTTGTATGTATATCAGGTAAGTTAAAAAGCTACCCTACAAAGGCTCACGCTACGAAAGTACTAGAGTCATACGGATTTGTAGTAAAATCAAGTCTGACAAAAGAATGTACTCATCTTATAAATGAGTCAGGTATTGAGTCAGCAAAGACGCAGACAGCTCGTGACCGAGGTGTTTTAATAATAACAAATATAAAACATTTAATAGAGGAATATTAAAATGGCATTACCAAAATGGACAGATGAAAGAACACAATCTTTAGTAGATTTCATCGGAGGCGAAAGCCCTGTATCACAGGCAACTGTAGCTAACGCTGCAGAAGAACTAGAAACTTCAGTAAGAAGTGTTAGTTCAAAACTAAGAAAGATGGGTTTTGACGTTGAACTAGCTTCAGCTTCAGCAACTAAATCTTTCTCAGATGAGCAAGAATCAACTCTTGCAAACTTTGTGCAAGACAACAGTGGTTCTTACACATATGCGGAAATCGCATCTAACTTTGAAGGCGGTAGCTTCTCAGCTAAGTCAATTCAAGGTAAAATCCTTTCTATGCAGTTAACAGAACATGTTAAACCTGCTCCTAAAGTTGAGACTGTTAAGTCTTACAACGAGGAAGAAGAAGGACAATTTGTATCATTAGTTAATGATGGTGCATATATTGAGGACATCGCAGAAGCTTTAGGCAGAAGTGTAAACTCAATCAGAGGAAAAGCTTTATCACTCTTAAGAGCTGGTGAAATCAATGCTATTCCTAA